GGCTTACGCATTTTGCGATGTCGGCAAAGAAAAAAGCTTTGATCATCATGGGGGGCTACGGGGGGGACAACAGCCCGGCCCAGATTGCGGACCCTGATTTTATAGATAATTCTTGTATTACATTTATTCTGCCGGACAACTACTGTAAATGCACAACAATGATCCACCCGTGTATAAAAACAATAACAGGATTCGAAGACAAAGTTCGAACCTGGATAAGAGGTCTTTAATGGAGTACCGAGTAGAATTTGGCGGAGGTATGGGAGATGTTTTCAATAGAATGACTATGGATGAAGCTTATCCAAATCTCATGAACATGACTGATGAGGATACCTGTGAAATCCTGTTGGTTTGTCACAACCCTTTTATCAAAGAGATGTTTGACTGGCACCCTAAAAAATCCCAGCTCGATGTTAAATGGTTTGGCTATTGGGGGCCGGAGAACGAACGAGAAAACAAAATTAAATTTAATTTGTCTTTGGATGGTCCGATCAATCCACCTGGGCCAAAAGGCGTCCCAAAATTTTACCCCTGCCAGGAAGACATCAAGCTGTTGGAAGACATCAAAGAGTTTTCTAAAGGCCGAAAATTAATTGTCGTTCAAGCCACTGCCGGATGCTCAGACAGGGACATCCCTGAGCCCCAGATGAAAAAGATGCTGGCGGACCTGGAGACGCGGAATTGTGTGGTTGTAGGTGTGGGCCGGAACTACCAGCGCAGCGACCGGTACGGGGAGTTTAAATACGACGATTACCCGGAAGTTCTTTCCATGGTGGACAGGCTTTCCATTCCGGGGACAGTTGAGCTGATAAGACAGGCTTCTGGCGTGATTGCCTGCCACAGTTGCGTTTGCCTGATGGCGTGGAATTTTCGTATTCCAAATATCCTGACTCTTCCTCGAGCGATTAACCACATCAACGGCATCGATCGCGGTGAAAAAAACCAGTGGACGTTTGGATTGTTCCAGCCAGAAACCAGGCTTGTATATTCTGAGGATTATTCGATGTCAAAGATGGATGAGTTTTTAGATTTAGCCAAGGAAATTCAATGAGCGCAAAATGGACGGAAGTAATTAACGGAGTCGCTGTTCGGCGTTTGATGACCTTCGAAGATGTAAAGGAATATCGGCGTCTGGTTGAACAGATGCCGGACGGCTCTTTGTTGGTTGAGGTCGGTTCTTACGACGGTGGATCTTTGATTTCTTTACTGGATTTAATCAAAGCCAAAAACCTAGAAGTTTTAGTGGCGGACCTGTTTAACCAACCGATGACGGACGATCTTAATGACCGAGGCCAGATGATTGGGTCCAGAGAAAGTTTTACTTCTAACATGGCTGAGGGTGGAATAAAGCCTTTAGCGGTATTAAAAACGTCGGATGAGGTTGTAGAGTGGCTTCGAAATAACCGAAAAACCCCGAGCCTTATTTTTGTGGACGCGGACCATGAATACGAGCCTGTCAAAAAAGATATCGATCAGTTGTGGCCATTACTCCCAGGCGGCGGGATTCTAAGCGGTCATGACTTCTTCGAACACCATCCTGGATGCGTTAAAGCAGTTTTGGAAAAGTTTTCAAATGTGACCGTAGGCGAAGGCTCTGGCGTGTGGAGCATCAAAAAGGCAAAGCAGCGGTTCGCGGTAGTCAGCCTAAACGACGAACACTACCGGCCCCTTATGGATATAACATGGACAGGAAAGATTGCTTACTGTAAAAGATGGGGATATACCCCAGTCCATTTTCTTCAGCCTGAACGGACGCAAGAGAGCCGCGACACCGAGGGCCATAATCAATGGTACGGCTTCGCCAAAATAAAACGGATTTTAGAGGTGTTGGAGACAGGTCTTTATGACTGGGTGTTTTTTACCGAGTGCGATTCTTTACTAACGAACCACGACATTAAGTTGGAAGATATTGTAGACAATAACTACCACATTCTCCTGACCTCAAATTTTGACGGAATAAACATGGGCCATGTCTTTGCCAGAAATACGTCAGAGGCCAAGGCCTATTTGGAATTGATTTACAGCCTATACGGAAAATATCGTACCTGTGGATATGCCGAGCAGCAAGCGGTAATGGACACGCGGGACCAATACAATAAAATCATTCGAATAATGCCGCAGAAAATGTTTAATTCTCACGACCATTTCCTTTATGAGCACTACAAGGTTCCAAAAGAACGTCGCAAAGATGTTCTTGGAAATTCGGGAGAGTGGGCCCCAGGAGATTTTTCAGTTCATTGGTGCGGATTTGGTCTACCTGAAAGACTGAGATTTGCGGAGTATTACAAGGACAAAATACAGGGAACCGTCAACCTAGTTCAAGAGGGTTGAGTGTGCTAATATAGCGGAATGATTACTTCCGATCTTCAGGAATTTTTTCAAGATACGTGTACGTGGGCCACATTGGGCCCTCGGGACGGTTATGGGAATCCGACGTTTATAAATCCCTTTACGTACCCATGCCGGTTGGTTCGAAAAAACAAACTTACCAGAGACAAGGACGCCCAGCAAATCGTGTCTACCGCGCAATTATGGATAGGGCAAAGCATGGTTTCAGGAGTTCCTTTTCCTAAAGTCGTGCAGACGGATCGCATAACATTGTCGGACGGCACAACGCCACAGATCGCCAGCACAGAAATATTTGAAGACGAATTGTACGCTACAGAGGGCCTTAGCCACACTGTAGTTTTTTTCATATAATTTTTAAGGGGGTTCTTATGGGTGTTCAATGGTCGCCATCGCTTCAGACTCTTTTAAAAACATTTGAAGACCGCCCTGCTATAATGCAGAAAGCTATGGGGCAAGCAGTTTTCATGGAGGGGGAAGAATTAATTTCTGCCGCTAAACCCCTTACGCCAGTCCTCCACGGTAATTTGCGTTCTTCGGGATACGTGGAGCTTCCAAAAGTAACGGGGGCGTCGGTTTCGGTGACAGCGGGGTTCGGAGGCGTAGCGGGGACAGGCAACCAAGGCGGGGAGACGAACGAGGAAGACGCGGGCTACGCGCTCTACGAACATGAGGATCTCACGTACAAACACACTGTGGGCCAAGCTAAATTTCTAGAGCAGCCTTTTAACGAACGACTGAACGGAATATCTGAACGGCTGGCCGGTCGGATACAGGCGGCACTTCCAAAATGAGCAATCCTCTCCTCGACGACATAGGGCAAGAACTTATTTCCGAAGGCCTTGTAGGAGGCGAGACAGGCTGGATTCTGTATAAAGGTTTCTTGCCAGCTTCGCTTCCAACAAATCCGACCGAACAGATAATCGCATTGTTTGAAACAGGGGTGGGGGAGCCGGATATTATTAGGGATTTTTCTACAGGAGAAAAATCTTTTGATAACACTAGTTTTCAGGTCAGGGGCAGATCGGCGGTGAATTCATATCAGGCTCTGCGGAATAAGATGGAAGCCATTTTTAATGCTTTACACCAGACGGAACCGGCGAAAGTGTCGGGGCAAAATTATGTGTATGTATACTGCAAGCAGGCTACTCCACTCCCGCTCGGAAAAGATGACGCAAACAGAGACTCCATGACCCTTAATTTTTCAGTTATGAGGCAAAGATAATGCCCCCTACTCCAGCAGTCCAATACGGACGAAATTTTCTTCTCTATGTCATGAGTGGGGGATACAACCTTGTTATGGGAGCCCAGACAACGGGCATGACTCTTGGAAACGTTGTGGTGGACACTACCAGTACGCAGAGCGGAGGCTGGAGAACTATTCTGTCCGACTGCGGCAACCAGACCGTTACCATCAACTGTCAGGGGGTATTTAAAGGGGATTTTTCGTTGGCCCTTATCCAGGAATACTGGGAACATCGTTCTATTCAATGGTATAAAATTCTGTTTGCGGATGACGAAAGTTTTTGGACAGGTCAGTTTTTCGTGTCAAAATTAGAGTACACAGGCACTTATAACGGTGCTAGAATGTACAACGTAACTTTGGAATCCAGCGGCCCAGTTACTTTCACTGGATACGTTCCTTAATAAGAACGACTTTTAGGAGGTAGGGATATGCCTGTAGCATTCGGTGCAGCTTTAGGACGGTTGTTTCTTTTAAAAATAACGAATCTGACTTCCCCGGTGAACTACCAAACGATTGGCGGACTAAAAGCCACTTCCATGTCTGTTGGAAACGAAGTCGTGGACATCACTACCAAGGACGAAGCTCCTTGGAAAACGCTCCTGGCTAATGCCGGAATTCGGTCTGTGGCTTTAGCGGGATCCGGTGTTTGTAAAGACACTGTGGCCGAAGATTTGGCCCGTACCTTCGCGTTTAGCGGGGCCCAAAGTAACTTTGAATTGACCGATCAAGCTGGAGACACCTGCACAGGTGCTTTCCTGGTTACAAAATTTGAATGGACCGGCGCTCATAACGGCGCACAAGAATACAGCATCTCTTTTGAATCAACCGGAGTCGTTACTTTCACGCCTCACGTCTAATCAATAATCAACAAGGAGACATACGATGGCTGATGAAAATCCGATTGTGGCTAATATTCAACGCGGGGAAATTGGGGCTGACATAGGAAGCAGGTATTTTGTACTGGTTCCGACTTTTAAAAACATCCAGTCTGTGGAAAAGTTCCTGGGGGAGAAATTCATCCTCCTAACGAACAAGATATTTTCAACAAAGATTGTGGATTTGTCGGTTGAACAGATTGCCACAATACTGTTTATGACACAAAAAGAAGTCCTGACCTACGATCAGATTGGGACCATCCTTTTAAAAGAAGGTTCTTTAAACGCTTTGCCTCTGATCAGCAAGTTTCTTGTTTATGCGCTTCGTGGGGCATCGGCTTTTGATGAAGCTGGGGAAGTCAAAAAAGAAGAAACGGGAAACGCGGCAGCCGAGACAAGCAAGAC